GCATCGTCCCTAACTCTTATACCTCTGGATTTAAATCCAGCTGGTAAATTAGATAATGTTCCTGCATCTAATAATTGTCTTAATGCAGAAGTTGCAGTTCTAGATAATCCACCAATCATGTGAATTAATCCAAAACCATAAAATCCTAAACCTGGTAAAAATTTAAAATGTACAAAATAATTTGTTTTAGTTTTTTTAGAATCACCTTCTTTGTAATTTCTTCTTATAGATAAAATTGATTTTGATCCTTCTTCTATTGTTACAACATAAGGAAGTTTGATACCTGTTGATTCACCATCTTTTGTATCTTCAAAACCTTCAAGATCTAAATTAACATGACACTCTAACAAAGTAAAAATATCATCTTGTTTAGTTTGTTTTACACCTTCTATCTCTTGTTCTTTTTTTGTGATGTCATCAGTTTCCATATAAGGATTTGATAATTCAATATCTCTATAAAAACCTGATACTTGTTGTTTTCTTAAATCGTTCTCTGACATTCTTATGACATGAACGACTGCTTCCGCATCGTCTAAGCTTGTTGCTGAGTAGGGTACTACCAGATCATCGGCAGGTATAAATTTAGAGACCGCCCTACCCAAAAGTTCATCGTAATAAACTTTTTTAAAAGTTGACCCGCTTAGAGGGAGGTAAAACAACATTTGGTCGAACTCCGGTTCATATTCCTTCATCTGGTCCATGATCTGATAATTCATAAAATCTTTAATTCTATTTGCTTGATCTTGTTTTTGTGGTGTTTGCAGTCCTAGTATCTGTGCTCTTACAGGACCATCGCTTGGTAGTAATTCTTTGTAAGCTTGTGCTTGAAACTGTGTAACTGATTCAGATAAAACAGGATGTGTTACACCTGATGCACCTTTAAATGGTTCTGTTCTTCTGTCATATTTAAAACCAAGAAGATCTAAACCATTTCTATATGTGTCTTCCCAATCTTTTCTTGAAGATCTATAATCTTTATAATCTGAAACTAATTGAGAACCTAGAGGATCTAATATTGCATCGTCTAATAATTCTGCTAAATTTTGTGAGTGTGAGTCTGAAACAGGATCTACAGCATTTGGGTCAAATGAAATCTCTGCACCACCATCTGCGGTTTCTGTAACTTCTACTTCTTTTGGTTCTTCTTTGATATCTTCGACTACTGTATCAACAGCAACGTCTTCAACTTTCAATTCAGGTTCGTTTGGTAAACCCTTTTCTATCTCTGCCATGATTTCTCCCTAATATGTTTTAGTAGCATATTTTCTAAGACTTTCCAAGCCCTTTGAATTTGGGCCAGATTGTGGCGCTACTGTTGTTGTTAAATTAGCTAATCCGCCCTTCGCAAAAGTGCCTGTAGTCGGATACATAATATTTAAATTTTGTCGTTTAGTGTAATCTTCAATTGCTTCTTTAAACTCAGGGTCTCTATTTAATTTTCTTCTTTGAGTTGGTTTAAGACCGTACGGACCATATTGATATGGATCTTCATTTGTAAGAAACATATCTAGAGCACCTCCTA